ATTGCGTTATCTACAACGCTAAAAGCTGTCGTGTATTCAGCGTATCCTCCAGGTAGACCAGAAGTACTAGTGTATAATTTAAAGTTATTTAAAGCGTAGCTTTCGTCGTTTGGATTCCAACTACCTAGTATTAAATTAGTATCAAACGTTGTAGGAAAAGAAAGCAAAACGCCGTCTCCTCTAAAACCTTGAGCTCCTTGGTAATATTGTTGGTTTGTTTCAGTTATTAAACCCATTGTTATGATTTTTCGTTAATTGACACTTGTTGCGCCTCTTGTTCCGCTACTTGTATTATTGTTGGGTCATCTATAATGATACCACAATATTTTAATATTTGAATTGTTAAGTTAGTTTGCTCTGATGTGTCAAGTTCAAATTGAACTGAATTTAAAGAGTCATAAACGTATTGACCCAAACCTCCTGTTGTAAAGCTCCACGAAGGAGTACTAGGCTTAAATAAGCAGTTTATTGTTAATACATCAGGCTTTGGTGAAACTTTTATTAAAAGCTGACTTGTAGTTGCCGGTGCTACAACGGAATTTGTAGTAAAGCATATAGGATAGCTAACTGTTGGAGTTGTTAGTTTTGATCTAGTTATTTGAGAGTAATCGCTTTTACTAGTTAATTGTGTTATAGAGTTGTAAATAGGATTTGTAGTGTTGTATGTAGATACGATTTCACCAAGCTTATATATAGTGCCTACACCTGTGTATACAAAACCAAGACCTGCAGTGTTGTAAGTAAAAACAGTATCTCTTTCAAATGGATACAGTTTATATGCTGTGTCTTTAAACATGTTAAAAAACTCTGTATCATTTTGTGTATTATTTTGATTTTGACGGTTTAATTGATTACCATCTGGAAAATAAGAATTAAATATTTCTTCTTGAACTTGAGCGGCTAAACTATTAAACTCTATTGGAGTTATGTAGCCTCTTTGCTCTTTGTTCAATATGTACAAGACCGTTGTATATACTTTGTTTATATCTACCATGTTTTATTTTGTTATAATAAAAGGCCCGAGTTAACGAGCCCTATATTAGTATTACCTGTTTTTATAGTTTTTTATCTATAGACTTATAGATTTCTACTCCTTCGTCTGTTTTTAAGAAAGCCGCAAACGCTGAGTAAGGGTTTTCATCAAAAGGAACGTTCATTAATTTTCTATCGTTTGATCCCCATGTGAATGTTCGTTGATCTGGTGATAGTTTTATAATTCCAACTTCAGCTGCTCTAATAGCAAAATTCCTTAGTTGTACATTTTCATCGTTAGCTAAGCTAATAAATAATGAAGGATTGCTTCTAGCAAACAATAGTAAATCTCTTTTAAGTTCTTTAGAACTCATTTCATTTACTTTAGAGCCTAGTTCAACTCTTAGTATAGCCTCTGCTTGATCTACGTCTATATTTCTAGCTGCATTCATTGCATCTATTTGAAGATCTAATACCTCCAACTGATCAACAGCCTCTTCTTTAGCGCTAAACTCTTCGTATAATTTTCCTTTTAAAGGGTGATACAAAGATAATAGTTTTTGTAGATTTTGTTGTTCTTTTTTTACAGTTAAAGTTCCTTTTAGAAACCTAATATGTCCCATAGTAACCTCTCCTTTTTGTTCGTCTACTAGAGGTGAATCTTGATTAGTAGCATATCTTATTTCTTTTTGTTTTCCAGTTGATTCATCAAAATAAAGTAAAGCATGCTTTCTTGTATGCCTGCCTGGTATTGTCAGTGTTAAAGGGTTTTTGTTGCCTTTTAAATAATAGACTCTATCTTTGATTTCCCACGTTGGTTTTGTAGGTTTTACTGGAGTAGCAACTTGTGTTACCACTTCTTGAGGTGCAACCTCAACTTTTTTTGCTGCAGCTTGTTTAGCCATAATATAATAAAATTAAATAGTTTAAAAATGTGACAATAGCCTTAGTATATACTTAGTAAGGGGCTGATGTCATATAAAGGTAATAATTACCCCCGTCAGTTCAACGAGGGTAAGAATTACATTAATGTTGAATCATTAGACTCCTTTGAAAAGTACAAAGTTGTTAGCAGCTTGAGTTACTAAACATCTTTCAGATAGGAAGTTTACTTCCATAGCATCCAGAGTAGAAGTAAATGCTCCACCTGCAGAACCAGTTAACCAAGACTTCATACGTCTGTCATCACTTTGTGAAGCTCTATAACGCACGTGTAAGAATGGTCGACGGATATTAGTTCCTAAGATCTGATCGTAAACTGTAGAAGTTCCAGCGGGAATTAATACACCTTCAACAGAATTGATACCGTCAATTCCTCCACGAGTAGAAGCATCGTTTAAGTATTTCCAATCAGTCTTATAGAAATCGTAAGATCCTCTACGGAATCCACTAAACCCTAAGTTCAAAGCCATTTCTTCTGAGTTTTCAAATAAACCAAAAGCAGTACCTCCAGCGAATCCACCAGATATTCCAGCTAACATGTCGTCAAAATCAAGAGATGTTTGTCTCTGTAAGAATAACATGTTTTCTTCAATTGCTCCTTGAGTATCTAAATTTTTAAGAATAGCATCAAATTCATCAAGTCCAGCAGCAGCAGTAAATCCTACTTCTACGTTTCCACGAGATTGGATAGCAGCAAATAAACCTTCAGATCCTGGAATAACAGAAGAACCAACTCCTACACCGGGGGCAATTTGATTAAACTCACTTTCAATCATACTCATTTCTAAGTAATCTTCAAAACGTAATCTAGTTTCAGATTCAGCTTTTAAATACCATAGGTATCCAGATGTTCCGTCTTCAGTTGCAACTTCAACCCATCCAATTTGCGCCATATCAGATCCAGATACTACGTATTGGCTTCTTAGAATAATTGGTGAATTAGAAAATTGAGTAAGTTGTGGTTCAACAGAAACTCTAGGTTGAGTTCCAGCAGCTACTGTACCGCCGTTAACCATACTAGTTCCCTTTGAATAAGAAGATCCATATACAAATATTTTTAGTGTTGCATTATTAGCACCAAAAGTAGTTGCAATTACAGCGCCATCAAAAGCGGCTACGGTAAGAGCTCCTGTTGATGGAGTTGCTCCAGCTCCTGAGATAGTTACTAAAGCTTTTGCTTCAACACCTGTTGCAGGGTCAAGAATAACTATAGTATCATTTACAGATATAACATTTGCAATACCTGCTCCAACTGGAATAGTAAGAGTGTTTGTACCAGCAGCACCTGTTGATACATTTGTGTAAGATATGTGTAATCTATTTTGTTCAGACCAAATTACTTGATCAGATGTCATTGGCATTTCAGCGCCAACCATTCTTAAGAATCCAGATAGTGTACGGTTTCCGTAACGCTCTACTTCTTGTTCGTAAATTTCTGGTAGGTATTGTTGAGCAAAAGTGTTTGTATCACCTGCTGCGCCACCGCCGTTAAATTGTAGGTAGTTACTGTTTAAAATCTCTTGCTGTTGCGAAGGGATTAAGCTACCAAATTGAGGAGTTAAACTCATAATTGTTTGTTTTTTTAGTTAAATTTTTTTGTTTTAATTCTTAGTTTTGTAGAATCAGCACCTGAAATTGCTTTAACTTTAAATCCGTTTAAAAACACTTCTCCTTGAGTAGACCTAGCTTTGGTACTACTTAAGTTTTTAGAGTTGTTTACAACTTCTTTTACGGCATCAGCTTTTCCTTGCTCATAGAAATGAGCTGCGATCTTATCTACGTTGTCAGCAGCATACATAGCTTTGTGATAGCCTTTCGTATCTTTAACATTACCATCTGAGTCTAGGAACTTCCCGACAAGGTTGTTAATATTCGATTGGCTCTCTGCAACTTTATCACGATTCTGAATATTATACTTATAGCTTTTTTCACCAACTTTGATATCGAAACCTTCGAAATTGTCGTTAAAATGCTTTTTAGTATTTTCCTTGAATTGTGCGTGTTGTTGCTCAGCTGCTTCCTGCTGCTTATTATATCGGTTGAAAAAGTCTGTAGCTTTTTGTTGGTCTTGAGTAACGCCCGGTCTCAACTTGATCTCGTCGTAATACTTACTCTTCGTCTCTTCCAAATAGCTTTTGGCTTTTGCAACTTCTTCCTTAAACGCAATTTTTTTCTTGCGCATATCTCTTTCTTCGTCAAGGTCTTCATCTACGATAAAATCCTCTAGAAGCATATCAATGTCTTCGCCTTCTAAATAAGGCTTTTCTTTTTTATAATACTCTTTAAGTAACGTAATTTCGTCAACTTGAGAGTAATCGGCGTTAAGCCTAGTATAATCCTCTATTGTCCCACCTGTATCTTCCATAAAAGAAACTAGCTTTTCGATGTTCTCAGGTAAAGCTTTACCAAGAATTCTTTCATCTTGTATTGCTTTTTCTACTTGAGCTTCAACTTTTTCAGTCTCTGTTACTTCTTTGATTGCAGAAAACCCTTCAGCATCCTGGTTGGACTCTTGTACAGATTCTCCCACCTTTGTGCTATCTCCGGATGGTTCTTCCACAGATACTTCCTTTGTTTCTCCGATTTGAATGGCATCTTCTTCTTGTTTAGGTATTACTACTTTTGTAACTTCTGGTGGTAAATCAACCAAAGGTTCTTTAATATTAACTTTAATAGGCTCATCGCTTACTGGTGTTAATTTTTTTGGAGTTTTCTTTTTAATTTTAAACTCACCCTCCTGCTTAACAGGTTCATTTGTTTTTTCTTCTGACATAATAAAATATAATTAAATAATTGTTTACTTTCTACATGAAAGCTTGCATACCCTGATCGGGTTGGTTTTCAAAGTCTACAGGTAAACTGTCGTTTTGCCTTTGACTTATAAGCTCACTTTGCTGTGAAGCTTCCATTTTGCTACGAGTATCTTTACGATCTTCAATAGCAGTTTCTTTTTGTTGCATATTCTGAACCTCAAGTTGCTTTAGCTGCATATCAAACTGAAACTTAGTTTGCATCTCTTGAGCTTTTAATTGAGCTGCAATTTCCATTCGTTGAATCTCCATTTGATTCTTAGATTGTTCAAACTGAACATTTGCACCCATTATAGCCTCTTGCTTCTGCACCTCAGCCATAGCTGTCTTTTCTGCAGTATCTGCTTGAGACTGTCCTTGAGCCGCAATATTAGCTTGTTGATTAGCTTGATCTTGCTTAGCTTTAGCTTTACGCTTTATCTTAAGCATTTGATTTGCTAGCTTAAGATTTTTAATCTGTCTTAAGTCAATAGCATCTTCAAGATCAATCCCACCTTGTTGTAATGCAACTTGTATATTTGCCTCTAACTGAGCTTGCTCTTCTTCGTCTGGTTCTAGTTCTAAGAATATACCAAAATCGTGAAGATTTAAGTTTACAATCTCATCTAAGGTTTTTATGTTATATGTAGATATAGAATTCTGTAAAGCACTTCTAGTTAGTGGAAATTCTAATGCGTCAGCTATTTTAAGCGCAACGTTTTCGGCTAGTTTAAGGGTTATGTAAAGACCAGATTGATTGATATGTCTAGTTGCTACGTTGGATGCGTTAGCGGCCATCTTTTGAAGCCCTACTAATGAGTTCTTATCCATAGCCGTACCGTCTCTAGCTTCATTAAGCCCGGTTACATCGCGAATCATCTGTAAGTAATATTGATACGTTTGAATCAACGAACCAATTTTAGCTTGACCGCTTGAGCTATTAAGCTCTTGAATAGGCACTTTACCTGGGTTCATATCACCGTCTTGAGTGAGTGATCGACCAACAATAGAACCTGTTTGGAAATACATATTTAATGCTTCCGCCGGGTTATAGTTAGTTCCATTACCAAGATCAACTTCTGCAAGCCCGTCCATATCTAAGTAAACACCGTCTGGTACCATACGAGACAAAACTTGTTGCAGCTTTAAATGCGTTAGCTGAATCATATCAGCAAATC